TTTTGAACTGTACCAGTTGCTTTACCAGCAATGATGTCTGACTTGTCAGAACCGCTGATATCACCGCCAGAAGTGCGGATTGTGTTGTAGTCATGCGGACGCTTGAAATCGACATTAGAGCCGCTTGAAGGATTGAACTTGCCTGACAACAACTGAGTGTTGACAGTCTTTGTTACTACACGAGAAGCCTCAAATGCGTCTAGGAATACACGAGCAACTTTCCGTGTGACGTTACTATTAAGATTGTTAGCCATGATTGGATCACCTTATTCATTCAAAAGTAGCTCCTTTCGGGCCACCGGACTTGGGACTTCTCCCAGCGCCTCTCGGCGTGTCTAGCGGATCAGGAGCGGCATTAACACTAGGTTTAAGTTTTCGAGCTTTAGGCATAACGATCTGATCTAAGTACAACAGCGCCTGATTTGCAGGCATATTGGCTAATTTGTCCAGCTCCAATAGATTCTCACCAAGGTACAACGTCCCAAGACTTCCATCATCCAAATCAATCAGATGATTAGCCAGCATTGGATTGATTCCAAACTGACCTATCTTGTTGGCTGCGCTCTGGAGATCCTCGCTTTGAACGCCGAGCTTCTTAGCTTTCTCTGCGTAACTTGCAATCTTCTCGTTCTGCGCTTGCACTGCCGATGCTTGCTGCTGTTGTTGCAATTGAAGCTGCTGGCTTTGCATAGCCTGCTGCCGCGCATCAAACTCAGCTCGTTTGGCAATCGCCTCATCACGCTGTCGGAGCTGCTCCTGTATCTCTCTATCTGAAAGACTATAGAAGTCAGGCACTTTCGGCACTTCAGGCGGCTGTTCTTTGGGAAGCCTAGCTTCAAGATCTGCAAGACGCTTGCGATAGTCCTCGGCCTGACGCTCTGCTTCTCGCGCCTTCCAAGTCTTCTCAGCCATAGCCTTGTCAAAAGCCTTCTGCTGTTCTTCGTTAAAAACAGGTCTAGTAGATTTCTCCTGACCTTCGTCAGTATCCGCTGATGAATCGGAATCAGTTTCCTGATCTACATCCTCTATGTCTTCAAACTCAATATCTTGAGTCTCATCGACCATATCGTCTGGTTGCATCTTATACCTACTGTAATGCCGTCAAATAAACGGTGACGTTCCGTGCCTCCATGAAAGCGTGGAGTGCGCTAGTGGTCAAATATACCACAATTTGGTTAAAAGCAATACTTTTCTTAAAATATGGCGGAAGCGGCTACCTAGCAAGGCTCCTATAGATTATCGCCTGTGGAATTGAACCACTATTACGCTTCCATAAACTTTTTTTAATTTGCTCTACGAGCCTCTATATCTCTCAATATATCTTCAGTTATTACGCCGCCTCTAGTGCCTCGGCGCAACGTGTATTGTTCTTTTGCCAAGGTAGCTGGATCAGCTCTAAGTAAAGAATCAACGCTGTCAAATCCTCTAGCGCTTACAAGATCGGGCATTAACTCAAATACATTTATGTCTTGCTCTCTCAATATGCCTTCAGGTCTGCCAGCCAATCCTTGACCATAGGTGCGATGCCCAGACACTTCAAACCTTGAATCACCATATGGATTTGCAATACCAACATTTTGAAGATTAAAATCAGGAGCGTTGTATTGAGCGCGATCACTTACAGCTAGTCTTGCTTGGCCTATACCTAGACCTCCTTCGTTTCTTAAATCTCTGTCCATAACCTGTAATAAAGATTTTCTAGGATCGCCTGTCATTTCTCTAATTTGGTCTATGCTTTCAGGATTATCTATTCCTTTCCAAGCTGGATAAAATTCTTTAATAGTCTTGTCAGCCTGCTGTTTGGCTCTTTTTGACACGGCATTTCTAGCGTGAGTAACCATTACCTCTCCGGTCATAGTAGAGAAGTCTCCACCACTTGGAGCCATCCGGTAAGGCAACATAAGCACCTCATCAGCTATTGGCTTGCCATCCAATCCCATAAACGAATTCAAGAAAGCCGATGTTGCTCCTCTATCTTGCGCCCAGACCTGACCTTCTCTGCCTGTTGGGTTAGCAAACATAAAGTCTTGACCGCCTTGTAGCTCTACAGGCAGGTCATAATCAACTCCTTCGACTCCGGTGATGCGCGATCCAGCTTTTGTCCTGTCTGCCATAGTTATTCTAAATGGCTTGCCTTCATAATCGAAAATGCTTACTTCAGGACGCACTATAGGCGATCCTTCATATGTTAACTCTGTATCCAATATGCGTTGTTGTTCTTTAGCTCGGCTGTCAAACCTTGGATCAAAGCCTTCATCTCCGATACGAAAAGACTCGCGCAGCGCCGAGCCGCCAGCTATTGCTGTGCCTTGCCTGCCGCCGCCTGAGTATAAAAGCATATCGCTGTCAGACATTGCAGGATCAAACTCTGCATTAATAGAGCGAAGGTTTTTGGGATCGTAAATAATAACTTCATTGCCGAACATATTAAGGCCATCAAAACCTTTTTCCTGTAGCCGCCTTTTTATTTCTTCTTGCATAGGATTGTAGCCTGATGGATTTACGCCTTCAGCTAACATTTCTTGCCTTGCTGCCTCCCAATCTTTCTCTGTTCCAATCCTGCCTCGCGCATACAAAGGCATGACGTTAGCGCCTTCCTTGTATGCTGACTCTAAGTCTCTGTTTTTTCTAATATATCTGTCGGAATATTGTGCATTTGGCGTGGTATAAACGCCTTTCCCATACTTTAAAAAACCGTCTTTCGGTAATTCAAAAGAGTCAAAAGAAGAATTAGTTGAGTGATACAAAGGCTGGCTAGTATCAAAACCAAGGTCTTGCGCTCTCTGCATCCTAGCGCTTTGTTCTGTCCTGTTGCCGCCTGACCTTCTAAAGCCAGAGGCTAACGCTGAGCCTCCACCGCTAGAGCCTCCTCCCATAACTAAAGCAGGATCAAACTCAGTTATCTGCCGAGTCTCAGGATCATAAATAGTACCGCCAGCCATGCCTGCCTGATATTGATCAGAGGCGTAATCTCCTAAGCCTCCTACAACTCCACGGACTGCGCTGACAGCTTTGCCAGCAGCTTCTGACTGCTCGTTAGCATCACCAAAGAAGATGTCACTGAGGAAAGAGCCAGTAGCTTTAGCGCCTCTGACTATAGGACTGTATGAGAAGTCTACTTCAGACTCTCCGTACTGGGCAGGTAGAGTTTGGACTATAGCCTGACCACGGTCATCATAACCAATGAACTGGTTCTGCTCTTCTTGCAGGATCTCTCGGCGCTCAGGAAGGAGCAACGCACCTATGGCGCTGTCTCCTCCGTACCTATACCTTGGTTCAGCCATTCTGCATTCTCGCTATCTCGGAGTCAGACATATACCTCATGGCTCGGCGTTGAGCTTCGGCTCGCATTCTCTCGGCCTCGGCGCGTTGCCTGTCGCTGATGTCAGCCATCTTCTCTTGGTTGTTGAGCTGCTCGCCTACTGCCTGTGCGCTTGTCCTGTCTATCGTAGCACCTGCCTGCTGAGCCTTGATCTGAGTCTCCATGCGCTTAGTCTCGGCATTGAAGAAGTCAATCTGGCTTTCAGTCTGGTCGCCTTGCATCTGCGTCTGGAGCTTCTGAGCTTCTAGCTGTAGCTTCATCTGCTCGTTCTGTAGCTTGGCTTGCTCTATCTGCGCTCGCATCATCTCAGCCTCAGCCTTCATCTGCTCAGCCTGCGCCAAGACCATGTTCGGATCTTGCTGTGGCTCGCCTTGCTGCTGCTGAGCTGCCGCCAATTCTTCTTGAGTCATTTGCGCTTGAGGAATCAAACCAGCAGTTATCATCTGTGCGCGTTTGCGGTCAGAGATCTGCTGAGCTGAGGCAGTGGCTACGTTATCCAGCAGGACATCACCAGCGATCTGGAGGATGCTTGGATCAACCTTGGCAATCTCAATGATTGTCTCAATGGTCTCCTGTTGGCGATTCTTGAAGCTCGCACCAGCCTTGACCTGTACGTCATAGTTGCCGACTGAAAGATCGTTCACAACCACTACATCGCCTGTCTGCTGGTCTATAACCTTCTGGTTGATGTCAGCAACGTCATAAGTGTTGTCTTCCTTCAGCAGCCTTACAGTACGCGCTGAGTCGTAGATCTCAGGGATAGCGGCTACCAAGATGCGACCAGTAGCACGAATGCCGTACTCCAACGCTTTGAAGTATTTGATCGTAGAGTTGTCACCTTTGTTCTGTAGCGCATTGATCGCCACGCCAGATTGGTTCTGTGGATTGTCACCCATGTTGCTGGAGAACATACCAGAGGCGTAAGTAATCATGCCTCGCATAGCTTCAGACATTGTGCGTAGCGCTGGGTTGATCTGTGCGCCACCTTGCTGCTGAGGCACTTGCGGGAACTCAGGATCTACGTTAAAGAACTGAACCGGATCGTGGTTAGTGTTCAAGGTCTGTAGTGAAGACTCATGACCAGCAGCCTGACTCATTGTCATCCAATACTTGGTGCGTGGCGCAAGGCTAGTCTCGGCTACCTCACGGCTGACTGAGTAGTTCAGCACTCGCTGTGAGTCCATGAGCTTCTCTACAAGTCCCCAGAAGATCGTCTTGTTCTCAAAAATCTTGTAGTTG